GACACTCCCTCCGTCTTCGCCTTCGGCGAATCCACCTCCCTCAGAGAGGGAGGCGAGGGCGCTCCCGCGCCAGTGCGACAAACTGAAATTTGAATAGCAGTAACGATACCGAGCGGGTCAGGGAAGTAACGAAAGGCGTCGCACCGGGCACGTATTGGCTCCGGGCACTGCCCGGCAAACTGGAATTTGAATATGGAAATTTAGGAAGTTGTACCTTCGGGTGCAACTTCTTTTTGCTTTTCGGGTACGGATGAAAGGGAGGAGGGGCTATGGACCGGAAAACGGGAGAAAAAGAACTCAGGGAACGGATCCGAACCGGGAATATATTCCGGGAGGATGTGACCCGGAGATTGGCAGAACTGGCATTTGGCAGGGCGAATGACTGCGTCCGGCTGGCGCTGGAGGATGATCCGAAACTGGGCAAGCTTGACTTAAGTCTGCTCAGTGAGGTCAAGCGCAATGATAAGGGAACGGTGGAGATCAAGCTGATCGACCGGCTCCGGGCGCTGGAACAGCTGGCGACGGTGGCGGAGAACGGCAGCGATGAACTGGAACAGTTCCTGAATGCGCTGCAGAGCGGAGGGGAGGCCGGGTGAAGAACTGGGGGTTCTCCCCAAAACAGCGGACAGTCCTGACCTGGTGGATGCCGGGGAGCGAGCATCAGGACAGGGAAGCTATTGTCTGTGATGGGGCGGTTCGTTCGGGAAAAACGCTGGCTATGGGGCTGGGTTTTTTTCTGTGGGCCATGATCAGTTACCGGGACAAGCGGTTTGGCATTTGCGGAAAGACCATCCAGTCTTTGCGGCGCAATGTGCTTGCGGAAGTGCTGCCGAGGCTCAGGGGGCTGGGATTTACATGGCGGGAGAAACGGTCGGAGAATCTGCTGACCGTTTCCTTCCACGGCAGGGAAAACAGTTTCTACATTTTCGGAGGCCGGGATGAAAGCTCTGCCAGCCTGATTCAAGGTATTACCTTCGCCGGGATTCTGATGGATGAGGTAGCACTGATGCCCCAGTCCTTTGTGGAACAGGCCTGCGCCCGCTGCTCTGTGACCGGGAGCAGGCTCTGGTTCAACTGCAATCCGGCAGGGCCTACCCATTGGTTCTACAAGGCGTGGATTCAGGAGGCGCAAAAGCGGAACTGTCTGCGGCTGCATTTTACCATGGAGGATAATCCATCCCTGTCGGAGCAGATTCGGCAGCGGTATCAGAACCTTTACACCGGGGTGTTCTACCGGCGGTTCATTCTGGGTCAGTGGGCGCAGGCAGAGGGAAGGGTCTACGATTTTTTCGGGCCGGAGATGGTGGCGGCAGTGCCGAAGGGGAATTTCCAGAAATGGTATGTTTCCTGCGATTACGGCACAGTGAATCCCACGTCCATGGGCCTTTGGGGACTCAGGGAGGGAATCTGGTACCGGGTGAAGGAATTTTACTTTAGTTCCCGGGTTCAGATGCGGCAGATGACCGACGAGGAATATGCGCGGCCCTCCGGAAGCTGGCCGGGGAACGGAAGATTGAGGCGGTGATCGTGGACCCTTCCGCGGCGAGCTTCATTGAGGTGCTCCGCAGAAAAGGCTGGAATGTCCGGAAGGCGGAGAACGATGTGCTGTCCGGCATCCGGCTGACAGCAGATGCGCTGAAAGAGGGGAAAATCGTCATCTGTGAGGGCTGCGGGGACTGCATCCGGGAGATGGATGAGTATGTCTGGGATCTGAGCAGCGGTGCGAAGGACCGGGTGAAAAAGGAGCACGATCATGCCATGGACGATATGCGGTATTTTGTGGCGACAGTTCTTGCAAAACGGGAAAGTGGATTCACTGCCTTTGCCGTGGAACGGGGAAGGTAAATTGGTATTTATTGCACTGGCGCGGCAGCGCCCATGGCTTCCCCTTGGGGGGAAGCTGTCGCAAAAGACACCGAAGGTGGATTTTGTGACTGATGAGGGGAATTGGTTTGTATTTGTGGCTTTTCCCCTCATCCGCCTCGCTTTCGCTCGGCACCTTCCCCCCAGGGGGAAGGTAAGGGGTGCGGTGCGTATCTGAACCATAAACTGGAATTTGAAATTCTTGAAACGGGAGGAGAAGGATTGAAATGAAATGGAAACGAAAGGAAAAACCGGCTGCGGCAGCGGCTTGCCAGCTGCGGGACGGACGGCTGCATCCCTTTGGCGCCCTTCGGGGTTATGTGCCTCTGGGTACCGGAGAGGAACGGATCTACCGGGAACTGCGGGAGGCGATCCCGGTGCTGGATGCGGCGGTGGGAAAGCTGGTTCGGCTGTCCGGGGGATTCTCGGTGCGCTGCCCGGAGAAAAAAGCCCAGGAGAAGCTGAGCAGTTTTCTGAAGGTGGTGCCCTGCGGAAGAGGGCAGTTTGGAATCGGGAATTTTCTGGCCGGTTATCTGGACAGCCTGCTGACCTATGGCCGGGCGGTGGGCGAGATGGTCGTATCCCAGGGAAAGCTGCGGGCAGTCTGCTGGGGGGATGTGACAGGTTTGGAAATCCAGGAGGGAGATAGCCCTCTGGATATGGTGATCTGGGGCCCCGGGGAGAACGGCATGATGAAGCCTCTGCCCTACCAGCAGCTCCTGCTGTTTACAACCATGAATCCGGAGCCCGGCAGTCCCTACGGCGTCAGCATCTTCCGGGGGATGCCGTTTCTGGCGGAGATACTGATGAAGATCTACCAGACCATCGGTACCAACTGGGAACGGGCCGGCAATGTCCGTTACAGCGTCATCTGCAAGGACACCGATGGGATGGATCCGATGGTAGCCCAGGAGCGGGGCAAGCAGATGGCTGCCGAATGGGCACGGGCTATGGAAGACGGGAAGAACGGCGTGGTTCGGGATTTTGTGGCTGTGGGAGATGTGGAGATCAAGGTCATCGGCGGTGAGGCGCCGATTCTGGATTCGCAGGTGCCTGTTCGGCAGATTCTGGAGCAACTGGTAGCAAAGACCGGGCTGCCTCCTTTCCTGTTGGGACTCAATTGGTCTACCACGGAACGGATGAGCGGACAGCAGGCGGATATTCTGACTTCCGAACTGTGGGCCATTCGCCGGACGGTGCAGCCGGTCATTGAAAAAATCTGCCGGACGTATCTTGCGCTGGAAGGGATGGACAACCGGGTGGAGATTGAATGGGATGACATCAGCCTGCAGGACATGACGGAGGAGGCCCGGGCGGATCTGTACCGGGCGCAGGCAGAAAAATACCGCACCATGGAACAGGGAGGTTAAGGATTATGGAAATCAAAAAGGCAACGGAAGCAATCAGCAGCGGAATGCCTACGGCGGTGCAGCTGGAGGCCATCAACGCCCAGGCCCGGGCAAAACTGACAGCGGAGCAGGTTTATGTGTTTTCCCTGCGGCTGTGTGATGATCAGATCGACCGGGACTGGGAACGGTTTGATACGGCAGCACTGCCCGGACTGGCGAAACTCTTCATCGGAAAGACCGGCATCGTGGATCACAAGTGGAGCAGCGATTCCCAGGTGGCCCGGATCTTTGCTGCGGAGGTGATGCAGGAAGACCGGGAGAACTACATCAAGGCCTGGGCCTATATCCGCAGGGGCGGTGCTGCCGACGAAGTCATTGCGGATATTGAAGCAGGAATCAAAAAGGAGGTTTCTGTGGGCTGTGCCATGGGACGGGCGGTCTGTTCCGTCTGCGGAAGCGAGTACGGCAGCTGCGGCCACCAGAAGGGGGAACATTACGACGGGATGCTCTGCTGCGCCATTCTGAAAGATCCTATGGATGCCTATGAATTTTCCTTTGTGGCGGTGCCTGCCCAGCCCAACGCGGGGGTGCTGAAGGGTATGGGGCGCGGAAAGCGTTCCTTAAAGGAACTGGCGGAGGAATTCGGTGCCCAGGGAGAATTCCGGGCGCTTCATAAGGAAGCAGAACTGGGACGGCAGTACAAAAAACAGATCCAGGATGATGTGGTGCGGCTGTGCCTGTGTCTGGAACTGGGGGCAGATGAGCCCACGCTCCGGGCCATCGTGGAGAAGGCCGGGGCAGAGGAACTGCTGAAGTTCCAGAAGGCTCTGGATGACCGGCTGGCGGAGAGTATGCCCATGACCACACAGTTGGGCGGTTCATTCGGCAAGGGAGAGATTATTGAGAGTGGCTTTATGATTTAATTGCTAACTTGGAATTTATCGTTCTGTTGCGTTCAATCCGCTTTTCTTGTTTCGGCAAGAAAAGCTCCAAAAGAAGCCGACATAAAGGGCGCTGAATGCCGCGCTCCCGCGCAGCAAATCCGCCCCTTTATGAAATCCCCGGCCGCACTAAAGATACCTCGGAGCACCTTAACCTTCATCCTGAGCATGGCAAAAATGTTCCGATTTTTGCCATGCAGGGTGCGTACGGATAAAACCGGCAGGGCAGGGAGAGCGGAGCCCCTGCCACAGATCGGCCGGGAAACCTGTAATCTAAGGCCGTTGAAGTAACGAAAGGCGTCGCGCCGGGCGCGTATTGGCTCCGGGCACTGCCCGGCAAACTAAAATTTGAAACTGTTTGCATCACCGAACTTCGGTGATCACATATTAACTTAGGAGGAAATTGAAAATGGGTTACGACAATCTGAAACTGGAAAAGGGTATGTACCGTCAGGCGGGTAAGAGTTTTACCCAGGTGCTGGAATCTCTGGATCCCAGTGAGAACTACCGGGGTACTGCGCTGGAGGGTACCGATGCGTTCCAGCGACAGCTGAAGCGCTTTGGTATTCGGGCAAAGGGCGCAGGTTCTTCCCCTGTGGAGAAGTTCTTCGCTACCACCGATTCTGCGGTGCTGTTCCCCGAGTACATCGCAAGAACCGTCCGTCAGGGTATGGAGGAAAACGATATCCTGCCCGGCATCGTGGCAACCACCACCGTTATCGATGCCATGGATTACCGCTCCATCTATTCCGTGCCCACCGATGAGGATAAGGAACTGAAGGATGTGGCCGAGGGCGCTGCCATCCCCACCACCGAGGTCAAGACCAAGGAACATCTGGTTTCCTTAACCAAGCGTGGCAGAATGCTGGTGGCATCCTATGAAGCCGTTCGCTTCCAGAAGCTGGATCTGTTCGGCGTCATGCTGCGCCAGATCGGTGCCTACATCCAGAAACAGCAGCTGGCTGATGCGGTGAAGGTGCTGAAAGAGGGCGACGGGAATTCCAACGCTGCTGCGGTCTTTACCGTGGGCACTTCCCCCATGTCCGGCACCAAGGG